AGTCTAGTTAAAATCTGCTATGCGTATCGGTTTAATTACGGACAGCCACTACGGTGCCAAAAAAGGTTCAAAGCATCTTCACGATTACTTTGAACTCTTCTATAAGAATGTATTTTTCCCTGCCCTTGAAGAACACGGGGTAGAGGCAGTCATTCATATGGGTGATGCCTTTGATAGTCGTAAGTCAATTGATTATCAAAGTCTTGAATGGGCAAAGAGAGTTGTATTTGAACCTCTTCGGGGATATGATGTTCATATGATTATTGGTAATCATGATTGTTACTACAAGAATACCAATAGCGTTAATTCTCCAAGTTTGCTTCTTCAAACCTATCCAAATATTAAAACTTATAGTTCTCCAACAAATACTAAAGTTGGTGGAATAGATATGACCTTTATTCCATGGATTTGTAGTGAGAACTATGATGAAACCTTAAAGGTAGTTAAGAAATCCAAGGCAAAAGTTGCCATGGGTCATTTAGAACTCAAAGGATTTCGTGTTAATAAACATCTTGTAATGGAAGAGCATGGACTGGAAGCGGATCTTTTTTCAAACTTCACAAAGGTATTTTCTGGTCATTACCACACTCGTTCTGATAATGGAACTGTGTTCTATCTCGGTAATCCTTATGAAATGTATTGGACGGACGTAAACGATACTCGTGGATTTCATATCTTTGATACTGAAACTCTAGAGCACACTCCAATTAACAATCCTTATAAATTATTCTATAACATTTATTATGAGGATACTCCACATCAGACTTTTGATGCCTCTGAGTATTCTAATAAGATTGTTAAGGTGATTGTTCGTAAAAAATCCAAACAAAAAGATTTTGAGAAGTTTATTGACAAACTCTATAAAGTCGGTATTCAGGATTTGAAGATTGTTGAAAACTTTGAAATTCAAGAGAATGAAAACTTTGTAATTGACGAAGAAGAGAATACTATTTCAATTCTGAATCGTTATATTGATGAATCTGAATGTGACTTTGATAAGGGTACTATCAAAGGTATATTCCAAGACCTCTATAAACAAGCTTGCGAAGTAGAATAATGTTTCTTCTTACTCTTAAGGGTCGTAAAGATGATGGGGCATATGCCGTTCAAGACCAATATGGAGAAAAGGTTTTATTCTTATTTGAAGAAGAGGATGATGCTGCTCGTTATGCTATGATGCTTGAGTATGATGAAGACTACGAAAAAGAAATGGAAATCGTGGAAGTTGATGACGAACTTGCCATAAAAACTTGTAAGCATAACAACTACAAGTATGCCTTAATTACTTCTGATGATATTGTGATTCCTCCTAAAAATGATAATATTTAAAAAAATTAAATGGAAGAACTTTTTAAGTACCGGCAATAACTGGACTGAAGTTGATTTCCAAAAAAATAATACAAATTTAATTATCGGAACGAATGGTGCTGGAAAATCTACTATTCTTGATGCATTAACGTTTGTTCTTTTCAATAAACCATTTCGCAAGATTAATAAAAATCAACTCATTAATACTACCAATGAGAAAGATTGTCTTGTTGAGATTGAGTTTTCTGTAAATAGTCGGAATTATTTGGTTCGTCGTGGAATCAAACCAAATATTTTTGATATTGAAGTAAATGGAAAGCAACTTCATAAGGAATCTGATGATAGATTGAATCAAAAGATTCTAGAAGAAAATATTCTGAAAGTTAATTATAAATCTTTTACTCAGATTGTGATTCTGGGTTCCAGTACCTTTGTGCCTTTTATGCAACTTACGACTGCAAATCGTCGTGAGGTGATTGAAGACCTGCTGGATATTCGTATTTTTTCTGCGATGAATGCTCTGATTAAGGAGAAGATTCGTCTTCAAAAAGATGAAATCAAATCTCTTCAATTAAAAAAAGAAAACCTTAAAGATAAGGTTGAGATGCAGAAGAGTTTTATTGAAGAACTTGAAAATCGTGGTAATGCCAATATAAATGCCAATCAAGAAAAGATTACCAAGTTAGACGCTGAAGTAGGCATTTATATGAACGAGAATGCCAAAACCGAAGAAGAAATCTTTAAGTATGTAAAGGAGCAAGAGGAAGTTACTGGTGCCGCAGAAAAGTTGGTTAAACTTAATAATCTTAAGGGTAAGATTTCTCAAAAAGTATCTGTGATTACCAAAGACCATAAGTTTTTCTCTGAAAATACGGTATGCCCTACTTGCACTCAGGATATTGATGAAAGATTTCGCCTAGATAGAATTGCAGATGCTCAAACTAAAGCAAAAGAACTCCAGAAAGGTTTCCAGGAACTTGAGGAGACTATAAAATTTGAAGAAGAACGAGAGTGTCAATTTCTAGTTCTATCTAAGGAGATTACGAAACTCAATCATGAGATTTCTCAAAACAATACTCGGATATCACTTAACCAGCGACAAATCCGAGATCTTGAAACTGAAATTCAAACAATTGCCAATCAACTTGAAAACCGAAATACTGAACATGAGAAGTTAGAAGAATTCAGAGAAAATCTCCAAAAAACTTTTGATGACCTTTCAACAAGAAAAGAAGAAATCGTACATTACGATTTTGCCTATTCCTTACTCAAGGATGATGGCGTAAAGACGAAGATCATCAAGAAGTATCTTCCGTTTATTAATCAGCAGGTGAATCGTTATCTTCAGATGATGGATTTTTATATTAATTTTGAATTGGATTCTGAATTTAATGAGACTGTAAAATCTCCTATTCACGAAGATTTCTCATACTCTTCATTTTCCGAAGGTGAAAAGGCAAGAATTGATTTGAGTTTGCTGTTTGCTTGGCGTGAAGTTGCAAGAGTCAAAAACTCAGTAAATTGTAATATTCTTTTATTTGACGAAGTTTTTGACTCTTCTCTTGATGGTTTTGGTGCTGATGAATTTCTAAAAATTATTAGATATGTGGTTAAGGATACTAATGTTTTTGTAATTTCTCATAAAACAGATCTTCAAGATAAGTTTGATTCTACAATTAAGTTTGAGAAAAAAAATGGATTCTCATATAAAACTGAAATTTAGTTTGAGTTTTTTATAAATAATTAAAAATTTTTAAAAGACATGAGAGATCAAGAAATTATAGGACTTTGGGAAGCTTATTCTTCCATTTATGCTTCACAAGAAGAAGTGGAAACTCTTAATGAAGCAATCACCAGCGCAAAGGGTAAAGCAAAAGCAGCAGAAATGATTGCTGCTCGTAGTACTCCTTCAGGTAGAGCAAAGTCAGGTAAAGGTGCTAATGTTGCTCAAATTAGGAAGATTGGTCTTTCTAATAGAGAAGGTCTGGGTGGAACTCCAATGACTCCAACCATGGCTAAAAATCCAGTTAAGAAACAGAACTATGATGGATCTGGAAACAGAGCAGCAAGAAGAGCAGGGAAAGAAGTTAAAGATCCGCCTGAAGGTATTCGTGATAGTTATGAGTATGATCTTTACGACATCATTCTCTCACACCTCCTTGATGAAGGTTATGCTGAAACACCAGAAGCAGCAGAAAAAATTATGGTGAATATGAGTGAAGAGTGGAGAGAAGATATTATGGAAGGTATGTCTATGAAAGACTTCAAGGCAAACCGTAAAAAACTTCAACGTAAAGAAGCAAGTGCTGATGCTCGTAAGAGAGGACACGAAGGTAAAACTTGGGCAGATTCTGGAAAAACTTATAGTCCTGATCAAGCAAAGCGAAATAGAGCAAATATGACTGATGCTACAAGGCAAGCATTATATCGTGTTGCTAATAACCCAGACGACGATGGTGGTGATGACCATTACCCAGCATCAAAAACCAATGATCCAAAGAAACTTCGTAAGCAAAAAGCGATGGGTGAGCACGGATGAAGACCACTTTCCAAACTGGCACACAGGGGGTCCCACGACCCCCTTTTTTCTTGTATAATTACTTCAGTTAAACAAAACAAACTAACTACATTATGCCTCGCAAAATTTCCGTGACTGACGAACAACTGATTTCTGATCTCCGATCTTCCTTTGGTACTGAAATTTCCGCTGGTGACATTCGCGGATTCTGTGCCTCTCGCAGTCTCAATTATCAGACTGTTACTCGTCGCCTTGAATCCTTCAAGACAGATCGTGGTCGCTGGAACCTTGAAGTGACTCAAGAGCGTGTTGAAGAGATTGAACGCACTTTCCATTCTCCTGCGGCTCTTCCTGCGGTCGAACAAAACCTCATTCCTGAAAAAGATGATACCTTCGTCAAGTTTGGTAATTTTAACGATATCAAAAAAATTATTCAGTCCCGTTTTTTCTATCCTACGTTCATTACGGGTCTTTCGGGTAATGGTAAAACGTTCAGTGTGGAGCAAGCGTGTGCTCAACTGAAGCGTGAACTGATTCGTGTTAACGTTACAATTGAAACTGACGAGGATGACCTGATTGGTGGTTTCCGCCTGGTCAATGGTGAAACTGTTTGGCACAATGGACCCGTGATTGAGGCACTGCAGCGAGGAGCAATTCTGCTTCTGGATGAGATTGACCTTGCTTCTAACAAGATTCTGTGCCTTCAATCTGTTCTGGAAGGAAAAGGTATCTTCCTGAAGAAGATCGGACGTTTCGTGAAACCTGCTGCAGGATTCAACGTATTTGCCACCGCAAACACCAAAGGTAAGGGTTCTGATGACGGTAGGTTCATCGGCACTAACGTTCTCAACGAAGCATTCCTTGAGCGTTTCCCTGTGACCTTTGAGCAATCCTATCCTGCCGTTGCCACCGAACAGAAGATCCTTGAGGGTATTTCTCTGGATCTTGGTCTTGAGGATCGTGATTTCTGTAAGCGGTTGGTTGATTGGGCAGATATTATCCGTAAGACCTTCTATGATGGTGGTATTGAGGAAATCATCAGCACTCGCCGCCTGGTTCATATCATTCGTGCTTACAGCATCTTTGGCGATAAGGCAAAGGCGATTCAGGTGTGTGTCAACCGTTTTGATGATGAAACCAAGACTGCCTTCCTAGAACTGTACGATAAGGTTGATGTTGATTTCGTGATGCCTGTTCAAAGTGAACTCAAGGTTGACGAGCAACCTCAATTCTGATATAATTGGGGGAGGTTAATTATGACTTCCCCCTTATTTTATTTTTACTATGGCAGATAGCAAAGATCATTTTTGGAAATACAACGAAGATAAGACTCTGAAAGAAATTGAAGAGTATCTTGCCAGCACTTATCATTCTCATTATACTTCTGAGCAATCCAAAACTCAAACTCTTGATTTGATTGAAAGTATTGGTGATGCCGAAGCATTTACCCGTTCAAATGCAATCAAGTACCTTTCTCGCTTTGGTAAGAAGAATGGTAAATCTAAGATGGATATTTTGAAGGCAATTCATTACTGCATTCTTCTTTATAATTTTGCTGGTCTTCACGAAAACAAATCTGACCAATACCAATATTGATTATGAAAATCCAAGACAAAACTATGAAACTCTCTGACAATACCTGTGCTCTTCTCAAGAACTTTGCTGGTATTAATAATTCAATTCTTGTGAAAAAGGGTAATCGTCTTCGTACTATTTCTGTTGCCAAAAACATTCTGGCAGAGGCAGAGATCACCGAAGAATTCCCCCGCGATTTTGCCATTTATGATCTGAACCAGTTTCTAAATGGTATTAGTCTTCATCAGGATCCCGATCTTGATTTTACTGAAGATTCTTACATCACTATTCGTGAGGGTAAGCGTAGGGTGAAGTATTTCTATGCAGATCCTAATGTGATCATTTCTCCTCCCGAAAAGGAGATCCAACTGCCTTCAAAGGACGTTTGTTTCCAAGTTGATAGTGTAACTTTGGAGAAACTGGTCAAGGCAGCAGGGGTTTATCAACTTCCCGATCTTTCTGCGGTCGGTGAGGCAGGAGTGATCCGTCTGGTGGTTCGGGATAAGAAAAACGATACTTCTAACGAATACTCCATCGTTGTTGGTGAAACGAACAAGGAATTTACCTTCAACTTCAAGGTTGAGAACATCAAGATCATTCCCGGATCTTATGATGTGGTTGTGTCAGAAAAACTACTGTCACAGTTCAAGAATACAAAGTATAACCTCTGCTATTATATTGCTCTGGAACCTGATAGTACTTTTGGTTGATGGAATTTCTTCTTTATTTGACTCCTATGGGTCGTGAGATTATTCAAAATGTTATTCGTGCAAAGTATTCAGTTAAAGAAAATGTTGGGTTTTGTAGGGACAAAAACTTTTTTGGATATGTTAATACTAACAAATTAGTTATTTGTACGAATAACATTAAACATAGTGGAAATGATGTCAAGTTTTATGTAAATGAGACTGTATATCACGAAGCAACTCATGTTGCTCATATGTGCAGAGGATATAAACCTTTTTATATTCCATTAAAAGATATGCCTCTTCCACAAAGTAAACTTCAAGATATTGAAAACTCTGTTAGAATGTCTACTTCATCCAGACAGATAGAACACGAAGCCTATTGGATGGAAGATAAACCAGAACAAGTTAAGTATGTAATTCAAAAGTATTGTTTCTGATGAACATCTTTGCAACTTCTCCTTGGCCTGCTGAGAGTGCTATCTGCCTCCCTGACAAACACGTTGTCAAGATGCCGCTAGAGTGCTGTCAAATGCTTTCTATTGTGGCATCTGAAAAATGGGGTCATAATTATGGTCCTTTGTATAAGACTGATAACACTCCCTACAAAACTGAAAAGGGTGCGTTTCGTAATCACCCCTGTACCAAATGGGCAATGGAAAGTATTCACAATGCCTATTGGTTGATCAAACATGGTATGAACTTGTGCGATGAGTATGCAGTTCGTTATGGTAAAATCCATTCGTGTTATAATACACTTCTACAAGCATATTATTTGTTTCCGAAAGGGAAGATTACAGAAATAACACCATTCGCCCGTGCTATGCCTGATGAGTATAAATTTGACACAAGCATTGATACTTTTACTGCTTACAAGATGTATATCGCATCCAAACCTTGGGTTGCATCTAATTATCTTCGTATGCCGTCAAGAAAACCTGATTGGATTTAAGTGATGGATAATAGTCATCCTGTTTGTAATTTATGTGGAGGTAAAGGATGTGAAAAGTGTCATAGTGGTTGGGAGTGTACTGGAGAAACCTGTAACAAATGTGCTATGGGTTGGGAATTGGGATTGGATAAATCAACTATTTCTCAAAAAAGTTCTGGAATAACTCTTAGAACTGTGAATAATTTTAAAAAGTCCGTTTGCGAATTAAATTATGACAAGTGAATTCTTATTCTGCGAGAAGTACCGTCCTCAAGTGATTGAGGACTGTATTCTTCCCGATGATACTAAAAAAACCTTTAAGGAGTTTGTGGAGAAGGGTGAGATTCCAAATCTCCTTCTTTCTGGACCTCCTGGTATTGGTAAAACTACAATCGCAAAGGCGTTGTGTAATGAGTTGGGAGCAGACTTTTATGTAATCAACGGATCCGACGAAGGACGTTTCCTGGATACTGTTCGGAACCAAGCAAAGAACTTTGCTTCTACTGTTTCACTTACAGGATATTCTAAGCACAAAGTCATCATTGTGGACGAAGCAGACAATACAACTTCTGATGTTCAACTCCTACTACGGGCGAATATTGAGGCATTTTATAATAACTGCAGATTCATCTTCACCTGTAACTACAAGAACAAAATTATTGAACCACTTCATTCCCGTTGTGCCGTCATTGACTTCACGATCAAAGGAAAGCAGAAGCAACAACTTGCTGGAGCATTCTTCAAACGTCTCCAAACGATCTTGGATACGGAAAGGATTGAGTATGATCAAAAAGTTCTTGCCGAATTAGTATCCAAGCACTTTCCTGATTTTCGTAGGGTCCTTAACGAGTGTCAAAGGTACGCTACGGGTGGAAAAATTGACACTGGAATTCTTGCATCTTTCTCTGACATCTCTGTAAATGAACTCATCAAATATCTCAAAGAAAAGAACTTCCCAGAAGTACGTAAGTGGGTGGTCTCTAACTTGGACAACGATGCTACTAGTTTACTTCGCAGGATTTATGACTCCTGTTACGATTGCCTTCTACCCCAATCTATCCCTGCTGCCGTTCTTGTGATTGCTAAGTATCAGTATCAGAGTGCTTTTTGTGCAGACCAGGAGATTAACCTCCTAGCGGCATTAACTGAAATTATGTGTGAGTGTCAGTTCCAATGAATCTATATAAAATCTCATATAAGAATCTAAAAGAAGAATCTATTAAAACAACTCCAGAAAATGTAAAGGAGGCAAATGAAGCACTTTTTTATTCTAAAATGAATCTTCCACAGGCAGCAAAGCACTGTGGTATGACGCAGAAAGAAATGAAACTTACTTTTTTTGAATACCTTAAGTATAATAAACCTGATTATGAAATCTCTTAAAACCTGTCTTCGTTACCCCGGTGGTAAGAGTAGAGCGGTCACTAAAATGGACCCATACTTTCCAGACCTTCGCAATTATGATGAATTCCGTGAACCTTTCTTAGGAGGCGGAAGCGTTGCGATTTATATTACAAAGAAGTATCCTAGTATAGATATTTGGGTAAATGATCTTTATGAACCTCTGGTAAACTTCTGGCAGCAACTCCAGATGTTTGGAGATGATTTGAAGAATGAACTTAGTGGACTGAAGTTAGCACATTGTACACCAGAATTGGCAAGAGAACTTTTCTTAAAATCAAAGGAGCAAATCAATGATGAGTCTGAAACGAACCTTAATCGTGCTGTCGCTTTCTATATTGTTAACAAATGTTCTTTTAGTGGTCTTACCGAAAGTTCTTCTTTTTCTCCACAAGCATCAAATAGCAATTTCTCATTGAGAGGTATTGAAAAACTTCCTGAGTATTCAAAGTTAATTGCTAATTGGCGTATAACTAATTACTCCTATGATTATCTAATGGATGGAAACAAGAGTGCTTTTATGTATCTCGACCCTCCTTATGATATTAAGGATAATCTCTATGGGAATAAAGGATCAATGCACAAAGGATTTGATCACGATAAGTTTGCTGCTGATTGCAATTCCAATAATATGGATATGTTGGTAAGTTATAATACCGATCAACTTGTCAAAGATCGTTTCTTAGGTGGAAAATGGAATGCTGCTGAGTTTGATTTGACTTATACAATGCGTTCTGTTGGTGAATATATGAGAGAGCAAAAACAACGTAAAGAACTGCTACTTTTTAATTATACCAAAAATCCTAAAATAC